GAGCAACTCAAGAAGGTTGCAGAGCGGGATGTAGACATCTGGTCTGGTGACGATATACAGGCAGCCAGTGATGCATTGAAGCTGGATTACCCAAAGACTGAAAAGGGGAATGCTAGTTTTCCCGGTGAGTTTCTTGTAGCTAATAAACATGAATTTTTCTCCTTAATATCCAGGATCCGGAAGCTTGACCGGGCTGGTGGTGTATTTATCGATAGCAAAATTATTCAGATGGAAAAAGATGGCAAAATTTACCCAACATTCAGACAGGTTCGTGACGATCGGGGTGGCGCAAAGGGCGGGCGTTTTGCGTCGTCTAATCCGAACATGCAGCAAGTACCAGCTAGAGATCCAGTGTTGGCTCCTCTTATCCGAAGCATCTTTGTGCCTGAGGATGGGTGTCAGTGGGGCGTCTTCGATTACTCGCAGCAAGAGCCTCGTGTCACGGTTCACTACAGCTATTTGCGTGGTTTTCCTGGTGCTGAGATTGCTCGCAATAGGTATCTTGACGACCCTGACACTGACTATCATCAGCTCGTTGCTGACATGGCTGGAATTACTCGTAAAAATGCTAAGACGCTAAATCTTGGACTTGCTTACGGTATGGGTGCTGCCAAGGCTGCTACTCAACTGGGCCTGCCGCCAGCAGAGGCCAGGCGAGTCTACGAGCAATACCATGCCAACGTGCCGTTCATTAAAGCCCTTGGCGAGGAATGCACGCGTATTGCAACTAACAGGGGCTACGTCAAGACGTTCTTAGGTAGACGCAGACGGTTCCAATTGTTTGGACCACCTAAATACACGCCAGGTCTGATCCCATTAAAGAAGGACTTGGCTGAGGAAAAGTACGGGCTGCCGTTAAAACGATATTTTGTGCACAAGGCCATGAACGCCGTCATCCAAGGATCTTCAGCTGACATGATCAAGATGGCCATGATCAACCTGTTCAAAAAAGGCGAAGTACCTCACCTAACTATCCACGATGAATTGGACTTTAGCGTAAGGGACTTGGATCACGCCAGATTGATCCGCCAGGAGATGTTGTCATGTGTAGACTTGGTCGTGCCATTAAAAGTAGATTGCGAGCTTGGACCCAGCTGGGGAGAAGCGGTGGAGGTGAAGCTATGAAGGAAAGCCAGTTTTGGGCTCTAGTCAAGGGCAAGCTGCCTGGCCACGTGGAACGCGTTGAGAATGCCCTGACAAGGGGAACTCCAGACGTAAACATGTGCCATGACGGCAATGAGCTTTGGTTAGAGTTAAAAGTATTGGATGCCAAGAACAAATGTGAGCTACGTCCAGAACAGGTCCTATGGCACCGTAAGCGCCAAGAAAGCGGAGGACGTGTGTTTGTATTAGCTCGCAACGAAAATGTCCTAAAGGTACTCCAGATTCAGAGAGATATGACTCTTTTTGAGATCTGGACCTGCAGCAGGCCATTTGATTGGGAATATATGAATAGCCTGCTTTTTAACGTGCCACCTTTTTGCACTGAATTTGTCGTGCGTCATGCACAAGTTGGAGGAAAACAATGACAGTCTATGTCGTACAAGAATCGCCGAAGTTTAACCTGCTGCCCGCCGCGGAGTATGGGGACCTTCAGACGTTGCTGCCGTCAGGGCAAGTGATGATGGCCACAGCGCCAACCATACGCGTACTGCGCGACAAGTTAAGAAGTTTTTCGGACAGCGATTTTCTGCTGGCTATTGGTGACCCCATTGCCATTGGTATGTCCGTTGCAATTGCTGCTGGCTTTAACGGCGGCAAAATCAAGATGCTGAAATGGGATCGCCAGGAGCATCGTTACTACGCCCTTGAGGCGGATCTTACAGGAGTCAGAAATGCTTGAAGAAGAGATGATGGCCGACAGTCAGATGCCAACTGACCAAGGCTTAGGCAAGATCAGTACGCTTGCAGAAGAGTACACAGAACTTGATGATGAGATTAAGGATGTGGAAACGCACCTGAAGCTCTTAAAAGAACGAGCTAAGAATATTGCTGAGAAGCAATTGCCTGATGCTATGGCAGAAATCGGTGTGGCAAAGTTTACGCTTACAGACGGTAGTGAAGTCACCGTCAAACCGTATTACAGCGCCAAGATCAGTGACGAGAAACGTGATGAGTGCTTTGGCTGGTTGGAAGACCATGGCCACGAGGCGCTAATTAAAGACGAGGTAGTCCTGACATTTAATCGCGGTGAGCACGAGAAAGCCGAAGAGTTCAAAGCCCAGCTGCTAGAGCAAGGCATGGATTATTCTGGCAAGATGGGTGTTCATCCTCAGACTTTGACAGCATTTGTCAAAGAGCAAGTGGAAAGCGGAGCCGAATTCCCACTTGAACTTTTTAACGTGTACATCGGCCAAATTGCTAAAGTTAAAAGGAGCAAATGATGGTAAAGAAAACTGAAGTGGCTGTCAAGCAGCCGACCGCCCTTGTGGCATTTACTGACGACATGATGGCTGATGCCGGTCTTGGTTTTGAGAACGTATCTGCTAACGATGTCGCTATCCCGTACCTCAAGGTGCTGCAGGCATTGTCGCCTGAACTTCGCGGAGTCACCAAAGTTGCTGGTGCTGAAGAGGGTTTGATCATCAACACTGTCACAGGTGTCTTGATGAAAGAAATCCGCGTCATTCCTTGCGCATTTAAGAAAAGCTACGTTGAGTGGACTCCTCGTGAAGCTGGCGGCGGCTTGGTTAAAGAATGGACTGAGGACAAGATTCTTGAGAAGACCAAGAAGAATGAACGTAATCAAGACGTATTGGCCAACGGCAACTTGATCGTCACGACAGCTTATCACTACGTGTTGATCTTGTCAGAAGGTGGTTTTGAGCGCGCCCTGATTGCTATGTCGTCGACACAGTTGAAGAAGTCACGTCGCTGGCTCGGTCAGATGATGGCCTTGCAAGTCAAGGTTGGTGACAAGTCATTTACGCCTCCTCCATTTAGCCATAGCTACCATTTGGGTACCGGCATGGAGACTAAAGACACAAACAGCTGGTATGGCTGGTTGATCAACGATCCAAGCATGGTTCAAGATCGCGGCATCTACGACGCGGCCAAGAAGTTTGGTCAAGACGTGACTGCCGGTATTGTTAAGGTCGCTGAGCCTCCTCAAGATGGCGTGGCTACCGATGAAGACGATGTGCCGTATTGATTGGACAAGTCATGAGTAACAAAAATCCATCAGCCACTAAAAAAGGCCCTGGTCGTTACCATAAGCAGGGGGTCACAAAGGGCAAGGCGTCAAAGTCTAGCTACAGACCCTCTGCTGCAAGGACTAATGTCAAGGTTGCAGCGCAGACAGATCACGTGACAAATAGTCCGTTGAAAGCTGCGACGCGAGGCGGTTAAGTCAGGGGCGGCTTAGGCCGCTCCTTTCATCAACAATAACGAGAAAGAATTATGCTTGCACAAAGATTCATGGCGCTATTTTCCGGGCATACGGGTGCTTACGGAACCTATGACATCGATGGCAAGAATACTGGTCTAAAGGTACAGGGGACAGCAATCACAAAGAGGGCTCCGGTCACGGAGCAACTATGGGATGGCCACCTAGCTGGAACAAAAGGGATCGGTATTGTGCCAATCAGAGAGGACAACACATGTCTCTTTGGTGCGATTGACATTGACGAATACAAGAATTTTGACCTTAAGGAGGCCGTTGATGCTTGCATCAAGGCAAAGGCTCCAGTTGTTGTATGCCGCAGCAAATCTGGCGGTGCCCACATCTACATGTTTTTTAGCGAACCGATACCGGCAGCTGATGTCAAACGAAAGCTAGGCGAGCTGGCCAGCGTGATTGGCCACCCAAACTGCGAAATTTTTCCAAAGCAAGATCAAGTGTTGTCCGAACGTGGCGACGTCGGCAACTGGATCAATATGCCTTACTTTGAAGGCGATCAAACATCTAGATATGGGGTTGCTGAAAACGGCGGCCCAGTTCAGATCACTGACTTTCTAGACTTTGCCGAGGGCATTAAGCTTACAAGGGCCAACTTTGTACGTCTGAAGTTTGCAGAAGCCAAGAGCAAGAAGCGTGCCTATAAGGATGGTCCTCCATGCCTTGAGAAGCTAGCTCAAACAGGCTTCCCAGAAGGTACCCGCAACAACGGCCTGTTTAACCTATGCGTCTTAGCCCGCAAGATGAAACCAGATGACTGGCAGCCATTAGTCATGCAGATGAACATTGACATTATGGACCCGCCGTTGTCGGAGTCTGAAGCCATGGGTGTTATTCAGTCTATGCAAAACAGCGACTATCAGTACACCTGCAGCCGACCGCCGCTCCGACCTAACTGCAATGCTGGTATGTGCCGCATGCGCAAGTACGGCGTAGGACAGACGTCAGGCACACCTCGTCTATCTTCATTGAGCAAGTACAACACGGAACCGCCCATCTGGTTTCTTGACATGGACAACGGCATGCGCCTGTCCTTAAACACCGAAGACTTGCAGAATCAGGCGGGCTTTCAGAAGCGGTGTATGGAGGCCATGAACTACATGCCACCAAAGATGAACCTGACGCAGTGGAACCAAATGATCCAGGCCCTACTTGCTGACGTGGTCGTCATCGAGGCTCCTGAAGACGCCAGCCCCAAGGGCCAGTTCATTGACCTGCTGGAACGCTATTGCACTGGTAAGGCACAAGCCAAGCACCTTGACGAGATCCTCCTTGGCAAACCATTCCATGATCGTGACGACAATCGGCACCTGTTTCGCTTAGCTGACTTCATCAACTTCCTTGACAAGCAGAAGTTCAAGGAGTTTAAGCTAAATCAGATCAGCTCCGCCATTCGCGATTACGGTGGAGAGACGCACACCTTTAAGTTGAATGGCAAGCGAGCAACTGTGTGGTCTGTGCCTGCCTTCTCCTTCCAGGACAAGGGCCATCAGACTCCGGACTTTAGCAATGGCAGCCTTATCTAAACCTAACATTATTCTTGGACCACCTGGAACCGGCAAGACAACGACGCTCATGAACATCGTCGAGTCTTTGCTGGAGAAAGGTGTTAAGCCTGATGAGATTGGTTTCATCAGCTTCACCAAGAAGGCTACAACAGAAGCCAGGGATAAGGCCAGGGCCCGCTTTGGATTCTCCGTAGAGCAGATGCCATTCTTCCGAACAATCCATAGCCTTGCATTTAGGCAGCTAGGTCTTAGTCGCCAGCAGGTTATGCAGCACAACCACTATCAAGAACTTTGCGATGAGCTAGGCGTTGAAATCACGGGCCGCCAGACCGGTGAGGACGGTACGTTGGTTGGCATGGCTCAGGGCGATAAGCTGCGTTTTGTTGAAGGCATGGCCAGGATCCGGTGCGTGCCACTCAAGCAGCAATGGGAAGACTTAAATGACGATGACCTCGGGTGGTTTGAACTGGAACAGTTTGGGAAGTCGCTGAAAGAGTACAAGGACAACCAAGGCCTGATCGACTACACGGATATGCTTGAATTGATGCGGTCAGAAGGCTTCGTACCTAAGTTAAAAGCCCTGCTGGTGGATGAAGCACAAGACCTATCCAAGCTACAGTGGATGGTTGTTGAACGAATGATGGAGAAAGCGGATGAGACTTATATTGCTGGAGACGATGATCAAGCAATCTTTCGATGGGCAGGAGCTGACATCGATCATTTTATATCCTTGGCTGGGAATGTGCGGGTTCTTGACCAGTCGTACCGAATACCGGCGGTTGTGCACGACCTCAGCTTTGAAATTATTAAATCGGTCACTCGGCGGCGTGAAAAGACGTTCAAACCTGCTGCGCATCTGGGATCGATAACTTACCATAACGACATAGAGCACGTTGACATGGGCCAAGGAACATGGCTCTTGCTTGCTAGGAATGTCTATATGCTCAAGGAATTGGTTGACTTATGCCATCGTGAGGGCTACGCCTACGAGTGTCAAGGAATGAGCCCTCGTAAGTCCGAGGCATTGCTTGCCATAAGGTCCTGGGAGAAGCTTCGCAAGGGTGAATTCATCCAAGCCGATCAGTTGAAGCTGGTCTACTCACACATGTCAAAGCGGATGGTCGATCACGGCCACCTGTCCTTGAAGACTCTGACAGAAGACATGGTCAACATGGACCTGCTGCAGGCGAAGTACGGGCTGCAGACCAAGGCCATTTGGCACGTGGCCCTTGACCGCATCAGCGACGAGGAGAAGGAGTATTTCCTGGCCGCATTAAGACAAGGCGAATCTTTAAGTGGCGACCCCCGCATCACCATCAGCACGATCCATGGCAGCAAGGGTGGCGAGGCGGACAACGTGCTGCTTATCACGGACCTTAGCCCCAAGACCTACGATGGCTACCAAGAGAATCAAGACGACGAGCTTCGCGTGTTCTATGTTGCAGCGACCAGAACCAAGAAGAACCTACACATCATCACACCACGCACCCAAAGGTACTTTGACTTATGAGCTTTCTAGTTGCAAATATCCCTCCTGTAAAATGTTTTGTCCGCAAAGAATTCTTGTACAACCAAGAGTCAGGGCATGGCGAACTTGAGCCCTGCGTATGGATGACGGCCAAGGCTATCAAGGGCCAAGCATTCAGAATCGAATGCATGCTGACGAACTATGGGGCCTTGTATGACAAGCTGCCTATCAGCGCGTACGTCTGGAAGCCGGTGGACAATCCGCTGCCGCTAGACTTTCTGCAGATCTGGGACTGCCTGTCATACGACATGGCGGTCATTGAGAAGTCTAACCTGCGAGGTCTCAAGGTCAAGTTCTTTGGCAAGGATAAGCAGTTCCACTTTGGCAATTACCTGTTCACCATCGACTTCGCGTCTCCTGACACTAACCGCATTGACATTAGCTTCAGCGAAGGGGTGCAGGAGCATAAGAGCTACAACTTCATCCAGCTCGACAACGGCCAATACGCCTGCCAGCCGAACAACCGTTGCCTATGGTATGACGTGTCGCTAGTGCCCGCCGTCCTAAAGACTCCTGACTTCAAGATCCCAACAGAGACTTACAGCGTTGAGAACCACGCAAAGTGGAGTGCTAAGGATGAATGGTTTTACGGCTTTGAGGAGCTCAATAAAGATGATTGACTACAAATACAAGACCAAGCCGTTCGACCATCAAGACGCTGACTTCCTGCTCAGCAGGGACATGGATGAATATGCCCTGTTTTGGGAGATGGGGCTGGGCAAGTCTAAGACCACCGTCGACACTGCTGCGTGGCTATATGCGACAGGCAAGATCAATGCCGTGTTCATCCTGGGCAACAAGGGTTCATACCGCAACTGGGTAACCAAGGAGCTGCCTGAACACATGCCGGACTATATCGACTGGGTGGGAACCTACTGGGACTCGGCAGCAAGCACCGAACTTAAGAAGAGCTACGACCTGCTGCTAACGCCCATGGAGCCGCTGAAGATCTTCGTCATGAACATCGAGGCCTTGGCCTTTGACCGCAGCTTCAAGACCGCAGAATCTTTTGTCAACTGCCACCGGACCCTAATGGTGATCGATGAATCCACAACCATTAAGAACAGGGATGCCAAGCGCACTAAGGCTGCTTTTAAGATAGGCAGGAAGGCGGACTACCGACGGATCCTGACAGGGTCTCCGGTGACCAATAATCCGTTGGACCTGTTCAGCCAGGCCTGGTTCCTTAATCCACATCTGCTAGGCTTCACTAGCTTCTACACGTTCCGTGCAAAGTACGCTGAGATGGTTAAGATCACGGCAGGCAATAGGGCGTTCACCAAGGTCAAGGGCTTCAAGAACCTCGATGAGCTTACCAAGTCAATTCAGACGTGGTCATCACGCCGCACCAAGCTTGAGTGCCTGGACCTGCCTGAGAAGATCTACCAATACTACGAAGTGGAACTTACGGACGAGCAGAAGAAGCACTACAAGTCGCTGCGTGAAAAGGCTATGGCAGAACTGGATGGCCAACTGGTCTCGGCTCCCATCGTGCTTACCAAGCTGCTTCGGCTTCACCAGTTGGTGTGCGGCCACCTTACTACGGACGATGGTACAGTCATCCCCATTGAGAACAACCGGATGAAGGCGCTCATGGAGGTGCTTGACGAGGCTTCAGGCAAGGTCATTATCTGGGCCAACTATAGGTCAGACATCAAAGACATCGAAGCAAGGCTGCAGGAAGAGTTTGGTAAGAAGGCGATTGTGTCTTACTACGGAGACACGTCTAATGAGGATCGGCAGGAAGCTGTCCGCCGCTTTCAGACAGACCCTGATTGCACGTACTTCGTGGGCAATCCTCAGACAGGCGGCTTTGGCATTACGCTGACGGCTGCAACCAACGTGGTCTACTACAGCAACAGCTACAACCTGGAGCACCGGCTGCAGTCAGAGGATCGGGCGCATAGGATTGGCCAGAAGAATACGGTGACCTATGTGGATTTGATCTGCCGGAAGTCCGTTGACGAGAAGATCGTCAAGGCCTTACGTGAGAAGAAGATGCTCTCGTCGCAGGTGTTAGGCGACGAGTGGAAAGAATGGCTAAGTTAGGCTTCTTTGATGCGCAGGAAGAAAGACATGAACACGTCGTTGTCCATGGTCCGCAGCGCGCTGCCCGGGAAGAACTGGTCAGGCCAGCCTTGCTCCTTGTCTTGCAAGATATAGAGGCGCATGTTGTTGTCATACTCCAGCGACATGCCATTCTCGTGGGCGATCTTTTTAGCGACTGTTACTCTCATGTGGAAATTCCTTTTAATGCAAGCATTCTACTACGTAGTGCAGCAGTGCGAGCAATTAAATACTAGTACATGTCCCAGTAGATATTTTGCAAATAATGCGCGCAGTGCGTAGTTTCACGCTAGAATGCAACCAAGCACAGCATTCCGCAGTGCTAAGAAAGAAGAAAGGTTTATCATGAGCAAGAGTGAAATTTATAGAATTCGCGCGCAAGTTCATAACGCAATGACAATCGCGGACGTTAGCAAGACCCCATACACTCCGCTGATTCGGATGGAGTGGAAAAAGTACGGCTACATACCGGTCTCTGCTAGATTCGTTTAGAAAGAAGAAAGGCAATATCATGGAAATTACTGTACGCATCACATCTGTCTACGGCCAAAAGACTGTCTATCCAGTCTGCGAGACTGCACAAATCTTTGCCGACATCGCTGGCACAAAGACTCTCAAACCAACCACCATCAACGCGATCAAGTCTCTTGGCTACAAGATCATCGTCGCACAAGAGGAACTCTGATCATGGAACTAGAACTAAGCAACATCATTGACGGCACCAATGTCGTGTCAATCGATACCGAAAATTCTGGCGGTGGAAATATGCTGGACTTCATCACGCTGCGCAATGGCCATGTGCTTGTCGTTAGCGACGAGTACGTCGGACTCTACGCATCAAAGAATGCGTTTTACGCTACCGAAGACCAGATCAACGGCTTTTACTTGAAGGATGCATCATGAGAATAGTATGGACAAATGAAGAAAAGCGCGCGCTTCACGAGTGCATGGTCGACATGTGCTACTCCAAGCCGTACATTATCCCCAGCAAAGTCTTGCTGCGTAATGCCCAAGAGGAGGTCATACCTTACGAGCGCCGGTCTATTATCAGTGACCAGCGTGTCTTCAACTACAAGACTATGATTGCGTCTGCCAGGGCCAAGGCAGAAGAGCATCGCAAGAAAACTGCCAAGTCGCTGCCTGCGCCTGCCGTAGAGCCCTTGCCATTGCCTGAGCCACCTGCCAAGAAGCTTGATACGCTGGGCGAAGTCTTTGAGCTGTTCATTGATGCCCTCGCTGACCGGATCCTTGCGAAGATAGAAGACAAGCAAATTGGGCGGTACGTCACGCAAGATGAGTTAGACAAGCCATCTGTCATGCTAGAAAAAGGCTGGCTAGATGCACACCTAGAAAAGCTTACGATACGCAGCAAGGAGGTCAAGGTCAAGCGGCCAACCTCGTTGATCGTCGGACTCAACGGACATCAGATGGAATGCGTCAAGCAGTCGAGACCGGAGATTGACTTTACCTTCGTGACAGCGGAGCAGGCGGTAAGCATGCAGGCATTCAACAAGGAGCACACTATCCTTATGACCAAGTTCATCAACCATTCGGTTCAAAGTAAGTATCGCAAGCACCCCAATCTGCACTATTGCAACGGCGGTATCAGCGACTTGAAGCATCTGCTACAGATTATCTTTCACAAGGAGACGGTATGAAGTACTTAAAGGCGGTTGGAATGTGGCTGCTGCAAGCCACCATTGGCGCAATCATGCTGGGCTTCATGGTGCTCATGCTCTTGGAATGGTCAGCCGGTTGCGGCGAGACGTACGTAGACTCAAGGGCGATCAGGCACCACAACGAATGCCTGTTTGTCAAATGACTACATACTGCGAGCATTGCCTAAAGGAATGCTGTACCATAACCATTGACGAAGGCATTGGCCAATACGAGTACTGGGGAGCAACAGGAGTTGACATCCGGCTTGTGGAGGTCAGCGACTGCTGCGAGGCAGACCTACTTGACGAACTACCTGAGGAGGATGAGGAATGAACAACATACCAGCATTTCCACAGTATCAGCCAGCACAAGAACCTGAGCAGGGGCCAGTATTTCAAAAGTTGCTTGCTTATGTATGCAACGTCCCTGATGACGGTATTTATACAGGTGAACTCTATCAAGAGAGACATTCTTTAATAGCTGAGGCCGTCAAATTCCTTGATGCTAAAGCCTTGGCACAGCCAACACAGCGAGAACCGCTTATTGCGTTTCGCCACGGCTGCAAATGGTGTGGCGAACTTAATGGGTGCGAACATAAGCAGCCAGCACAAGAGCCTGTGGCAAGGCTTACAAGTGCGGGATACATTGCAGAAGAAGACGATGACATCCAAGTTTACCAACGCCCTTGGGTAGACCTGACTTTTGCGGAAATATGCGAGGCCGAAGTAATTGCAACGGATAACTTTAATAATTTCTCAGAATTGAAATTTGCCCGTGCTTTAGAAGCCAAACTCAAGGAGAAGAACACATGAAACAGTGGATTAAGCGTGTCCTGGGCTCATCAGGTGGTCCCCAGGTCAACAAGGAATTAAATCCTGTCGATGACTATGTCCTGGTTAATAAGAGGGATCTAGATGGTCTTCTGGCGGAACTTCAGGAACTGCGCGGTTTAGGCCTGTCGACCGACGCCAGGGACCTAGACTTGCTGCTGGGGGATATAAAGGCGGAAAACAAGGCTTTGCGGGCCTTGGTAGACTCTCACAACATTGCATCTAGTCCAGCTGGATTGGGATAGGTTTACAATGAACTGCCGGGAAAACGCAGTTGCCGGCTGAGAAGTTTTAAGGGGGCCTAACAGCCCCCTTTTTTTATTCCTCGCGATCACGCACCTTGCAGCCAAGGTTTGTTGGGTCGATCTTTAGGTAGTCGAAGATGGCCTTGCGACGTTTCTCGGATTTGGCTTCACCACAATGAGAGCAAGACGTGCCACACACGGAGCAATTGGTCGAAGTCTTATTGAAGGCCTGAATGACCCGCTTGTGGTGTTCTTCTTGCAGATGTTCGATCCATCGGCCATGCCAGCCGCGAATTGCAATCAGCTCATCGATCTTGCGGACGGTATCAGACGTGACATTTCGACCTTTGACTGCGCCGAAAAAGGTACCGCGACCAAGCTCCAAGCCGTCAGCAGCTTCCTTGTCGTACAGGCGACTGATGTTTGGTTGGCCAGAACCATACTCGCTGACCCAAATTAACAGCTTAACGGTATCGAGGTCTAAGGGAAAAGTGGCTTCGATTGGACGACCCATGGATTCGCTCCTGGAGTTAAAGATGGTTGATTATACTACGAAATTTTTTGAGTTATATCAAGTAATTGTGCTCCAGAGGCATAAAAAGGCTAAAAATCGCGCGGAAATGACACAAACGAACCAAAAAAGCTATATACACTTTTTTTACCCAATACAGAGAGGACATGTTTTATTTACTACTGAAAGAAGACTCGTTCGCTCGTCTTTTTAAATCATAAGATCCCCGTGTCTGAAAAAAGAGAGTATTGATCCTCTCTGTATTGGCTCTAAAAACTACTCTATAGCGTTTTTGGTTTTTGCTAGTACTTGTACTAGGTAAAGACAACTGTTTACGCGATCCCGCAGTCCGTATTAGAATAACAGGAAGAAAATACAAGGAGTGCTGAACATGGCTTTCAAGAAAGGCGAGAAGGTTCCAGGCGCTGGTCGACCAAAAGGCAGCGTCAACAAGCGCAACGTCGAGCGCCAAGAGATCTTCGACAAGATCGTTGAGAAGCACGGAGATCCTCTCGAGGCATTGGCAGAGATGGCTTTTGACCCTAATCACGACCTCTTGGTCCGCAAGGACTGCATGAAGGAACTGGTTCAGTATGGTCACGCCAAGAAGCGGTCTGTTGAGATCACCGGACCCGATGGCGGACCCATTGAAGCAAGGCTTGAGCTTGTTGGACAGATCACCGACCTCATTGGCAAGCTAAACGCTGGCGGCAAATGATCCTATCTAAGGCCGAGCTAACGACTATCCAGTCAAACCTCGCGACCCTGGATCTAGCAGACCTAGCTCACATAGCCTGGAAGCTGAAGTGGAAAGCCACGGCTCGTGAGCAGCAGATGACGCCAGCAGGTGATTGGGGCGTTTGGCTGATCTTGGCTGGTCGTGGCTTCGGTAAGACAAGGACAGGAGCCGAGGACATTGGCAACTATGCTGCCGACAACCCTGGCGTGCGCTGCGGCGTCATCGCGCCAACCTCAGGTGACATCAGAGGCGTCTGCTTTGAGGGTGACTCAGGCATCATGAACGTGGTGCCTCATTACCTCATAGACAACTACAACCGGTCCATCGGCGAGATCACCCTGAAGAACGGATCATCGATCAGAGGCTTCTCGGCTGAGGAGCCTAGTCGTTTGCGCGGTCCTCAGTTCCACCGAGTCTGGTGCGATGAGCTGGCTGCCTGGCAGTACGTTGACGAGACATGGGACATGATGAAGTTCGGTCTGCGCCTGGGCGACGATCCCCGTGTCATCATCACAACGACACCTAAGCCTATCGACCTGGTTCGTAAGCTGATCAAGGATGCTGAAAAGAAAAACAGCCGAATTCGCATCACCCGTGGATCTACCTATGACAACGCCGCAAACCTTGCCAAATCCTTTCTTGCTGAGATCACGCAATACGAGGGAACTCAACTCGGACGACAAGAGATCCATGCCGAGGTTATTGACCCCGAAGAAACAGGCATCATCAAGCGTAGCTGGTTCAAACTCTGGCCGGCCGACAAGCCTTTGCCGCCTCTTGACTACATCGTCATGAGCCTTGACACGGCCTTCACAGAGAAGTCCGTAGACCGCAAGAGCCATGACCCTGATCCAACCGCGTGCTCGGTCTGGGGCGTCTTTCGACACGAGAAGAAGCCGGCCTTCCTGCTGCTTGACTGCTGGCAAGATCACCTAGGCCTGCCTGGTCTGATCGAACGGGTCAAGAAAGAATGGGCGGTGCGGTATGGCGACGAGGACTTTAGGCCTATGATTAAGCCGTTGATCGGCCCAAAGCAATCGATGTTTGGGGGCAAGCAGCCTGACCTGATGATCATCGAGGACAAAGGATCTGGCATCAGCCTGCGTCAGATGTTAGCCCGTGAGGACATCCTTGCCTATCCCTACAACCCTGGCCGTGCCGACAAGCTTCAACGCCTGCACGCGGTCTCGCATTTATTTGCACATGGATTCATTTGGGTGGTAGAATCGGACAAACGGCCTGGGAGCCCTCGCTCTTGGGCGGACCCTTTAATCTCGCAGCTGTGCAGCTTTCATGGTGAAGGATCGATTAAGCATGACGACTTTGTGGACTCAACGACGCAAGCGCTTAGGTTGCTTGCCGATCGCAATAGTCTCTCAGTCACCAGAAAAGCAGAAGACAAAGTTGAACGGGAGATCAAGCCAAGGCTTGTGAACCCATACGCGATCTAACCGGAGTATTGAATGGCTGACAACGAACAAGAATACGGCGAGATGTACGAGGTTGAGGACGACTCCAAGGTCCGTGATACCGATGACGGTGGTGCAATGGTCACGCTTGACGACTCGCCAACACCAGCCGATTCTGAGTTTTATGCCAACCTTGCTGAGAACATGCCCACTTGGGAACTGTCAAGCCTTGGATCAGAACTCTGCGACATCTTAGAAAAAGACAAAGAAGCCCGCAAGAAGCGGGATGAGCAATACGAAGAAGGTCTGCGTCGTACAGGCCTTGGTGATGATGCCCCAGGTGGCGCATCGTTCACAGGAGCCAGCAAGGTTGTTCACCCTATGCTGACTCAAGGCTGCGTGGACTTCTCAGCCCGCGTCATGAAGGAACTCTTTCCGCCTGATGGTCCAGCTAGAGACAAGATCGTTGGCGAGCCTACTCTTGAGAAGCAAGAAAAAGCAGATCGCCTTGTCAAGTTCATGAACTGGCAAATGACCGAGCAGATGCCTGAGTTTAGGTCTGAGCTTGAGCAGCTATCAACGCAACTGCCCTTAGGTGGTGGCCAGTACCTCAAAATCACCTGGGACACTAACAAGAAGCGGCCTGTGCCTCAGTTCGTTGCAATCGACGACGTCTACTTGCCGTTTGCAGCAACCAACTTCTATTCAGCTGAGCGCAAGACGCATGTGCAGTACTTGACTCGCATTGAGTATCAAAAGCGTGTTGAGTCTGGTATGTACATGGACGTTGACCTAATGGCCAGTCCGCTGCCGCCTGACGAATCAAAGGCAGAGACAGCCAACAACAAGATCGAAGGTCGGCAGTCCGATAGTTACAACATTGATGGTCTACGCACTACCTATGAGTGCTACATCATCCACGACTTCAACGATGAATACGGCTTGGCTCCATATGTCATCAGCTTAGACAAGGCAACGCAAAACGTGTTGGCCATCTATCGCAACTGGGAAGAAGACGATGAGACCAAGCAAGAGATGCAATGGATGGTTGAATTCCCATTCGTACCTTGGCGTGGCGCGTATCCGATTGGCCTGACGCACATGATTGGCGGCCTAAGTGCCGCTGCAACAGGTGCTTTGCGAGCTTTGCTTGACTCTGCCCACATCAACAACTTCCCAGGCTTACTAAAGCTTAAGTCAGGAACAGGCGGCCAAACAGACCGCGTTGACCCAACCGAAGTGAAAGAGATCGAAGGTTCATTTGGCCAAGACGACATCCGCAAGATGCTTATGCCAATGCCTTACAACCCACCAAGCCCAGTCCTGTTTACGCTACTTGGCTTCTTGGTTGATGCAAGCCAAAACGTTGTCCGCACAACCTTTGAAGACTTGGCTGACAGCAACGCTAACGTCCCCGTTGGAACCACCTTGGCTCGCATGGAACAGGGCATGGTTGTGTTTTCAGCAATTCATGCTCGCTTGCACAACTCAATGGGCCGTGTGCTGAAGTTGTTGTTCCGCCTGAATAAGACCTACTTAACAGAAGCCGAAGTCTACGACGAGACAGGCGAGCTGCTGGTTAAGCGTAGCGACTTTGATGGCCCAATGAATGTGGTGCCAGTCAGCGATCCCAACATCTTCAGCGAAGCCCAGCGCTTTGCTCAAGTGCAGGCAGTCATGCAGCGGGCCGAGAAGATGCCTCAGCTGTACGATCTCCGCAAGGTTGAGACCATGTTCCTTGAGCGCTTAAAGGTGCCTCAAGGTAAGGACCTCTTGCTACCTGCACCTAAGCCATTAGAGCTGAATGCTGTCAACGAGAACATTGCGATGACGATGCGTCGCCCTGTTGTGGCCTTCCCTGAGCAAGACCACTTGGCTCACTTGCAGGTCCACTTGGACTTCCTGACCAACCCGATGTTTGGCAACAACAAGGCCATTGGCCCTGCGTTTATTCCCATGATGCTTGACCACATAAAAGAGCATATGGTCCTTTGGTATGCAACTCAGATCTACGAAGAAGCTTCAGGTGCTGCCGAAGTTGACATTGGCGAGATCCAAAAGGACGCGACGACAGAGGAGAAACAATCGCTTGACAAGCTGCTGGCCACAACAAGCCAGATCGTGACCAAGCAGAGCCAAGAGGCCTTTGGCCAGATCCCACAGATCATCGAACAATCTATTCAGATGCTGCAACAAATGCAGCCGCCACCTCCACAGGATCCAGGCGTCCAGATTGCTCAGCAGCAACTTCAGAACCAGCAGGCCAAGGATCAGGCAACGGCACAAACTCAACAGGCCAAGCTTGCCCAAGATGCTCAGCTCAAACAAGCAGAGATCCAGGCTCGCAGCCAAGACACGCAGGCTCAGATTCAAGCTCGCATCCAAGAGTTGCAGAACCAGCTTCAAATTGAGCAGCTGCGCCAACAAGCAGAAGACGAACGTACTCGCGCCCAGATCCAGGCTCGCTTGGAGATGAACGAGTCCGACAACCAAACAGCCAAGCAGCTTGCCGCCCTTGAGGTAGCAACTGGCGAAAGAATCGCGGTCTCAACAGGGACCGGGATAAATCCTAACCCGCGCTCATAAGGAGTAAATAATGGTAGCAGTCAGCTTACACAAACAAATGGCCATGGGTAAAGGTTACCCAAAAGCCAAGAAGATCGCTAGCGATCCTTCACCAACCCCAGGTTTGCCAGATGCAAACTATAAGACCGTGCCCAAGATGCAGACCGAAAAGGTTACAGGCGAAGGCGGCGGCAACGGCGGCACAAACAGCCAACGCGGAAAAGGTCCTGACAAGATCTCTACCGTCATGGGCGGGCGCCGATAAGTGTTAGCAAAAATCATCACGACAATCCGAGCCGAGCAGATGGCATTGGCCGTTGAGGCCATCAAAGTGCAGACAGCAGAAGGCAAGGACATCGGCTTTGAATATGGAAAACGTCAGGGCGTCTATGCAGGCCTTGACCGAGCCATCCAGCTGATTGAACGGATTCACCGTGATATTGAGAATGATAGTCGAGATCTTTAACCCCAGCATACGGAGAAGCGAATGCTACTTGAAACCCCCATGTCCTTCACTTACGCCTCATTGGACGAGGCCTTCCCAACTGTAGACTGCTGTCACGAGCCTTTGGGCTCACGCGTGATTGTTCAAGTCCGCAAAGCCAAGAATCAGACGGCTGGCGGTATCTACATCCCGGAAGAAGCGAGAAAAACAGAAGCCAGCAATACGCAGATCGCCAAAGTTGTGGCGGTCGGAACATTGGCTTACAAGAATCGGAACACCATGGAACTGTGGCCTGAAGGCTCCTGGTGTGAAGTTGGCGCCTACGTCCGTGTGCCTAAATACGGCGGTGATCGTTGGACAGTAAAGTCCGGTGACGAGGAGATCGAATTTGTGATGTTTAATGACCTGGACGTTCTTGCCAAGGTCACTGGAGATCCCACTGCGATCCGTGCGTTTATCTAACTGCTGAAAGGAGCAGGCAATGGCTGGAGAAAATATGCTCATCGAAGATGATGAGGACCAAAAGAAGGGTAAGCCTCAGGAAGTTGAGTTTGTCCCCGTAACCACTAAAGAAGGTGACGAGGACGAAGACGACGACCACCCCGAGGATTCGCGTCTTTCAGAAGACAATGAGGACCGCGAAGAATTACGCCGCAAACGCCGCGAAGAGAAGACAGATCGCGCAGCGCGTAGAAAACAGGCAATTGAGCGGGATAAAACAGAGCTCAACTTCCTGAGGCAACGGAACGAGTCGCTTGAAAAGCGCATGTTCCAAGTTGAGAAGTCCGTCGTAGGAAATGCGATTTCGACCATCGACGACCGTATTGCTGACACGGTTGCAGAAGTTAAGGCCGCGGAAAGAATCATTGCCCAAGCCATTGATGTCGGTAACGGTGACGATGTTGCCAAGGCTATGCGGATCCGCGACCAAGCTATGCAGAAGGTGCAGCAACTTCAGGTCCACAAGCACCAGCAGAACCAAGTCGCCCAAGATCTGCACCAGCAATCTCAGCAGCCAGCCCAACAGCAAGCTCCAGGTCCTGATCCAGACGTTGCAGGCTTTGCCCAAGAATGGGTGTCTAAGAACAGCTGGTACGATCCAAATGCCAAGGACGAGGCCTCAAAGATTGTTTTAGCAATAGATCAGTCTTTGGTAGAATCTGGCTATAATCCAAAAACAGAGGCATATTGGCGCGAGCTAGACAAGCGAGTGGCCAAGCGATTGCCAGACATTAAAGGAGGCGGGAACTATGACGACAGTCAAGACGATGATCGCCGCGGACAACGCAGAGGTCCGCCTATTGGCGCTAGCAGAGACCAAGCTCCGCAATCTACCCGCCGTGAAGTATACATCTCCCCAGAACGAAAGCAAGCTATGACTGATGCTGGAGTTTGGGAAGACCCCGTCCTACGCCAACGCTACTTAAAACAGTACGCAAAGTGGGACCGTGAAAACAATTCAACTCGCTGAAAGGAGTGAGGAAAATGACTGATGAACGCTTAAAAAAATCCCCTGATCTCGTACGCCAATCACGTGGAGCCACAGAACGCAATGTGACTGAAGACCGTGCCATTAGCGACGAAGATCGTGTTGAGATGTTTAGATCTCAATTTTTCCAAGACGCATTGCCAGATCTGCCAAAGATCCCTGGCTTTCACACATGTTGGTTG